AATGTTAAACATATATCAGACATAATAGAAGATTACCCTGATGAATTAGCTAAGTTGCTGCATGAGTATGGTTGGAAAGCAGATGAAATACTTAGTGAGATATTTGAAATGGATAACTATAATGAAACTTATGGAGGTAATAGTAATGAGATAAGTAAGTATATAATTCGTAAAGGACTATGACATAATGTCACACCCTATTGATATAACTTTATGTATACCTATATAAGTATACTTAAAGTATTATATTAATAATATATATAAATAATAATAATATACTTAAAGTAATACTTAAAGTATACCTTATAGTAGGAGATATAATGTATAAAATATTGTTCTATGATAGTAATGATAATGTCGTTTGTTATTATACTACTAACAGCAGAGCTGAGGCTGCTACTTATGTAGCAAACCCTGAGTTAAATAAAATTAAATTTAAAATTGTTAGTCGTTCTGATTGGGAAAGGAATTATTAAATGACAATTATATCTTGGTGGAGTGCAGGTGTTACAAGTGCAGTAGCAACTAAGTTAGCTCTCGATGAGTACGGTAAAGATAATGTTACTCCTATTTATTTCGCCATTGATAGTGCTCATAAAGATAATGAAAGGTTTAAAACCCAGTGTGAAGATTGGTATGATAAAGAAATAGAAGTTCACAGAGCACCCAACCACAAAGATCAATTCGATGTAATACTAAAAGATAAATATGTAAATGGTCCAGGAGGTGCTCGCTGCACTCTTGTACTAAAGAAAAAAGTTAGACAGAGGATAGAAAAAACTTTAAGTTATTCTGGTCAGGTGTTTGGATTTGAGTACAGTAAGAAAGAAATTAATAGAGCTATTAGATTTAAAGAACAGTATCCAGAAGCTAAACCTCTATTCCCTTTGATACATAATAAGATGACTAAGCCTGAGAGTTTATTCTTTCTAGAAAAACAGGGTATAAAAAGACCTGTTATGTATGACTTAGGTTACAATAATAATAATTGTATTGGTTGTGTTAAAGGTGGTATGGGTTATTGGAATAAGATACGAGAAGATTTTCCAGATTCGTTTAAGAGAATGGCAGAAGCAGAACGTGTAGTGGGTCATTCTTGTATAAGAAATATATTTCTAGATGAACTAGATCCAGATGCTGGCCGCAAACAAAAAATAATAATGCCTGATTGTGGTAACTTTTGTGACCTAGAGTTTACAGAAATTAACCACCCTAAATTAGAAAGTGTTTATAGAAAACCTGAGCAACTTAAATTAATATGAAAGGAAATAAAATGAATAGGTTTATAATTGATCACGATCCACAAGACATAGCTAGGTCATTGTGTGACCAACACATTGTCAAGATGCCACTCGAAGAAGCACAGATGTTATGTACTGCACTAAGACATCATGCACCAGAGTATGCAGAGAAAAACAATCTCTATAAAGCAGTGCATCAGAGACACCCTTGTACACTGTGGGCTATGGAGACAAGAGATAACTATGCCTTTGCGTTTAGGTTATATGAAGCAATGTTGATAGAGTATACACATCGTTATGGTAAGTATCATGGTGCAGGTAAACATCTACATAAGATACAAGATGGTTTTAAATACATACCTAGTGGTATGATAACACCACACCCCCAGTGTTTCTCAGGACATGATGATCTTAAGACAGACGAGAGGTGGCCTATCAAAGCCTATCGTGCATTCTATCAGCGTGGTAAGATGGACTTTGCAAGGTGGAATAAAAACAGACCAATGCCTACATGGTTACAAACAACACAGGAGTTAGCAGCATGAGAGTATTAAGTTTATTTGATGGTATGTCATGTGCTAGAATAGCACTTGATAGGGTTGGCATAGCAGTGACAAGCTACAAAGCAAGTGAGTTAGACAAGTATGCTATTAAAGTATCTCATGAAAACTACCCTGACATAGAACAACTTGGTGATGTCTGTGATGTTAAGGCTAAAGATGTGGGTGAGGTAGACCTGTTGATTGGTGGCAGCCCATGTCAAGATCTATCCTTTGCAGGTAAAGGTAAAGGATTAAAAGAAGGTACTAGGTCTAGTTTATTCTTTGAGTTTGTTCGCTTGAAGAATGAGTTAAACCCTAAGTATTTTATTCTAGAAAATGTAAGAATGAAACAAGAGAACCAGGATATTATTAGTAAGTACCTTGGTGTAAAACCTAAACAGTTTAACTCTTCACTTGTATCAGCACAGAATAGGAATAGATTATTCTGGACTAACATAGACTTTGATTTACCAGATGATAAAGGTATTATCTTAGCTGATATACTTGAGGATAATCATACAGTCACGAATAGATATACTCAGGGATGTAAACAAGTAGGTGAAGCAGATATAAAAGGTTTTGACATAATCAAAAGAGTCTATAGCCCAGAAGGTAAAGCACCTACACTTACAACTATGGGTGGTGGTCACAGAGAACCTAAGGTAATGACATCACCTATCAGAGAAAAGTCTAAGACTGTCAGATCAGGCGGTAGAGGTAGCTATGATAGGCATGAATGGGATAGTGTAGATAAGCTACACTGGAGGAAGCTCACACCTCTTGAATGTGAGAGACTACAGACAGTACCTGATAATTATACTAATCATGTTAGTAATACCCAAAGGTATAAGATGTTAGGTAATGGATTTACTGTAGATGTTATTGCTCATATATTGAAAGGAGCAGAACTATGAATATGACTACCGAAACTTACAGTGCATCACGTAAAGAGATGATTAAACAGGTGCACTCTTTACCTATGTTGAAGTTAGATATAGGTGCAGCAGTATATGTAGACTGTACAGATGACCTTGAGATTACACTGCTACAAAGTTGTAGTGATAATATTAAAGGCAGTGATGGAGAGAATGGATACGATGCTTTAGTTGTAATAGATCAGCCATCAAGGGGTATGAACAATGAGTATATGCTTATGGTGAGTTCTGATTATTTAGATTTTGTGGAGGATTTTTATGGATAAATCACAGGAAGAAATACTACATGAGTGGTTAAAGACTTGCCCTTTCGATTACCTTATGGTAGGAAAGATTAAAGGAATAAGAACTGTAAACTTTGAGATAAAGGAGAATATTAATGAGTGATAACCCACATCAAGCCTGTCCCTTTGTGGATTGTGGATCTTCCGATGCGTTTAATTGGAATGATGATGGCTTTGGTTTTTGCCACAGTTGTGGTGAATCGTATCCAGCAAAGAAACATATTGAAGTTTTTGACTGGGTGAGTAAAGAGTATCCCGTAAAGAAAAGGATTAATGTAATGGAGATACCAGTAAAAGGAATGACCTATGATAACATAAGGGGTATCAAGTCTAGTGTATGTCAGTTCTATAACATACAAGTGCAGACAGGTGAAGATGGTCAGCCTGTTAGATATGCCTACAAGTATCCACATACTGTGAAGTATAGGGATTACAATGATAAGTCTAAGTCTTGGGTAAAGGATAGAGGTTTAGGTATGAACCATCTATTCGGACCAGACTTTAATGCAGGTTCATCACACCGTATCTATATAACAGAGGGTGAGTTTGATGCAGCAAGTCTCTATCAAGTACTTGGTGAGAAGTTTCCTGTTAAGTCATTACCTAGTGCATCAATAGGTGAGAAGTTTGTTAAGCAAAACTACAACTACCTTAACTCTTTTAAAGAAGTTATCTATGCAGGTGAGTTAGATGATGCAGGTAAACGTGCAGCTGAGAGATTGTATGAAGCTCTTGCTGAGAAGTTCTACTATGTACCTATGTCTAAACACAAAGATGCTAATGACTTCCTTACCAATGGAGATGGTGAAGATCTTAAGTGGGCAGCAATGAAACCTCAGAGGTATTCACCTGATAATTTCTTCTGCTCTGATGAAGAGGTTGATGCAGCTATACGTAACGAGAACCCATACGAGTATGTACCCACCGGACATGAAGGTATTGATTCTAAGACCAGGGGTATGGTGAAAGGTGGACTTACCTTTATCAAAGCACCACGAGGTATGGGTAAGACAGAGGTAGTAAGATACTTTGAGGTAGGTTTACTACAAGATCCTGATGTCCGTATAGCCTTGCTACACATGGAGGAGATGAAGTCTACTACTTACAGAGCTATGGCTACGTACCGTCTAGGTGCAAATGTTAGAACTAAAGATGATGCAAGAGAGAATGGCTTTACTGAGGATCAAGTAGTAGCTGCTGCACAGGAAGCAACAGATGGTGATCGTACTATTGTATTTGAGATGCGTTCACATGATGATCCACTTAAGTTACTAGAGTATGTAAGACTGGCGGCATCAGTCTATGGTGCTAGTTATATCTTTGTAGATCATGTACAGAGGTTAGCTTATCTAAGTAACACAGGAGTAGACGGTGCTACCAGTACACTGACAACATTAGGAGCACGTATGGCACAGTTATCTAAGGAACTTAACATAGGTGTAGTATTTATATCACAGGTAAATGATGATGGGCGTACAAAGTATGCAGCATCTCTTGAAGAAGAAGCAATTATCTGTATAAAGATTGAGAGAGATGTTGAGTCTGAAGATGAAGTAGTGCAGAATACAACTACATTTTTCATAGATAAGAACAGACCGTTTGCTAAGTTAGGTAATGCTGGTACTGTTTACTATGATCCAGAGACTACCATACTTAAGGAAGAAAGCTTTGTTACAAGGAGAGAGATTGCGGCATGATTGTATTTGATGTAGAAGCAGACAACCTCTTGGAAGATGCTACAAAGATACATTGCCTGTCGTATACTTCTAATGGTTCAGACGTTAAGACACTGTTCTCTTATGATGAGATGCGTACTCTACTTCTCAGTCAGAAGGGATTGATAGGACATAACATTGTTCGTTATGATATACCTCTACTTGAAAAGTTATTAGGTATTAAGATTAAGTCTAGACTATTTGATACTTTACCTATGTCTTGGGTACTTAATACTAATAGAGGTAAGCATGGGCTTGACTCATTTGGGCAAGACTTTGGTGTACCTAAACCTAAGGTAGATGATTGGACTAACTTATCTCGTGAAGAGTATGCACACCGTTGTCAAGAAGATGTTAAGATTAATTGGTTACTGTGGCAGAATCTACTCAAACGATTTCTATTCATATACAAAGACAAGGTACAATTAGATAAGTTTTTTAGGTACTTATCTTTCAAGATGGATTGTGCAGCAAGTGCAGAAGCAAGTGGTTGGAAGTTAAACTTAGATCTTGCACAAGAATGTGTTGACAAATTAACTAGAGAGCAAGACTACAAGACTAAAGAGTTATGTAATGTAATGCCACTACGTAAGCTATTTAAAGTACAGACTCAGCCTAAGGTTTGTTATAAGAAAGATGGTTCTCTATCTGCACATGGTAAGAGATGGTTCAAGTTACTTGATGAGTATGGCTTACCTGCTACCTATACAGGAAAAGTAACTGTAGTAAAGGGTGCAGAACCTGCTAACCCTAACTCAACTGATCAGGTAAAAGATTGGCTTACATTCTTAGGTTGGCAACCATGTACCTACAAATACAATAAGAACAAGGAGACTGGTGAAGAAAAGAAAGTACCTCAGGTGCGTAAGAATGGTGAGCTTACTGAGTCAGTACGATTACTTATAGATCAGAACCCAGCAGTTGAAGTACTTGATGGCCTTACCATTATACAACACAGACTTGCAATCTTCCAAGGTTTTATTGACTGTGAACGTGATGGCTATGTTAAGGCAGAGATAGATGGTCTTACTAATACACTCAGGTTTAAACACAAGAAGCCTTTAGTTAATCTACCTGGGGTAGACAAGCCTTGGGGTAAGGAGATACGCAGTTGTTTAGTAGCACCTAACAATCATGTACTATGTGGTGCTGATATGACATCACTTGAGGATACAACTAAGCGTCACTACATGAAACCTTATGATCCTGAGTATGTAAATGAGATGTCACAACATGGCTTTGATCCACACTTAGACTTAGCTAAACACGCAGGAGAGATAACACAAAAACAAATTGACCAACATAACTCAGGAGTTATAGATCTAAAAGCTCTACGTAAAGACTACAAGGTAGTAAACTATTCTGCTACTTATGGTGTAGGTGCAGCTAAGTTATCTCGTGAGACAGGTATGACTAGAGATAAGGCTCAAGCTTTACTTGATGCTTATTGGCACCGTAATTGGTCAGTCAAAGAGTTTTCAGAGTCACAACCAATAAGACATATAGATGGTGAGATGTGGATACAAAATCCAGTCAGTAAGTTTTGGCACAGTCTTAGGTTTGAGAAAGATGCTTTCTCTACTATCAATCAGAGTACAGGATCATATTGTTTTGATAGATGGGTAGCATTATACAGATTAAATAGACCTAATATTATAGGTCAGTTCCACGATGAAAGTATTAACACAGTTAAGGAGGGTTATGAAAATGAACATACCAATGTTTTAAAACGTGCTATTAAAATATTAAACGATCAGCTTAAGTTAAATGTTGACTTAGGTATTGATGTACAGTACGGTAAAAATTATGCAGAAGTCCATTAGAAGGAGAAAAAAAATGGCAACAAGAAAAGTAAAACTATCAGGCATAGCTGAGTGGGCTAAGGTCTTTGAACAGAATCGTGATCATAAAGGTTACGAGGGTGCTTACGAAGATTTTGATGGTGCTTGCACTATTGATCTCATTATTGATGATGATAATTTAAATCTTCTCCAAGCCTCAAGGTCTATGAAGAAAGGCTCTCCTGACAAAGAGGGTAGAGGAACTAAAGTTACCTTTGTCCGGAAGTTTGATACAGGTAGAGACTGGGACAGTGGGCCACCTACTGTTCTTAAGTCTGATGATACCCCTTGGAACTTAGAAGCTGATGGTCTCATTGGTAATGGGTCTAAGGTAGAGGTGCACCTAGCTGTCTACGATACTAAACGTAGAGACATAGTAGGTACTAGGCTTGATAAGATAAAGGTATTAGATCTTGTCAGGTATGTATCAGAAGCAAGTGATACTATACCACCACCTCAAGCAGTTGTAGCTGAAGAATCAGTATTGTTCTAAGCTATGAAAAGGCGTAACCCTGTGGCAAAAGAAGTACGTACCCCTAAGTACCGACTCAGGGTTATTGCCGACAAAACAAAAAAGTTATTTAGAAAAAGGAAACATAGAAAAGATGGAAGTAGAATTAGTAAAACAGATTGATACTCTTGTTGATGACATCTATGAAGTTGTTCAAGGCAAGGGTAACTGGACAGGTATGTTAGGTGCTTCATTAGGTAGAAGTATATCTTTAGTATCTAACCAAAGGTTCAGTAAGCCACAAGAACCAAGGGGCTATCTATCTTTATCTTCTATAGGTATGCCTTGTAAACGTAAGCTATGGTATAAAGTTAATAAACCAGGAGAAGGTGATCCTTTAACACCAAATACTTTATTAAAGTTTTTTTACGGTGACATGATTGAAGAACTACTACTAAGTTTAGCAGCTGCTGCAGGACATTATGTCTCTGGTGAGCAGTGTAAGCTTGATGTACATGGCATTAAAGGACACAGAGATGCAGTCATAGATGGTATGACTGTTGATGTTAAGTCTTGCAGTACCTATGCCTTTAAGAAGTTTAAAAGTGGTGCACTAAGAGATGATGATCCGTTTGGTTATATCTCTCAGCTTAGTTCATATGTATATGCAGGTAAAGATGATCCACTTGTTACAAATAAAACACATGGTGCTTTCTTAGCTATAGATAAACAGAACGGACATATCTGTTTAGATGTTTATGATTTTACAGAGGAACTAAAGACTAAAGAAAAAGAAATGCTTGATGCAAAAGATATGGTATCAAAGAAGATACCTAAGGAACGTATTCAACCAGTGCCATTTAGTAAGACAAGTCCTAATACTAAGTTGTCTATGCCTTGTAGTTACTGTGAGTATAAGAAACTTTGTTGGCCTGAGCTAAGAACTTTTAAATACTCTTACGGTATAGAGAACTTAGTTCATATAGAAAAAGAACCTAAAGTACCTGAGATTACAGCATGACTAGAGCAGCAAAAGCAAAAGGTAGAGTAGGTCAGAATGAAATAAGGGATAAGTTACTAGAAACTTTTCCTGAGTTTGAACCTGATGATATTAGAAGTACAACTATGGGAGATACAGGTGAGGATATTCAACTTAGCCCAGCAGCTAGGAAGAAGTTACCTATTACTATAGAAGTTAAACGTAGAAAGGCAGGTTTAAAAACTGTGTATGGATACTTAGATCAAGCTACTAACCATGGCAAAGGAGATCCTATAGTATTCTATCGTTCAGATAGGAATCCTTGGATTGTTATCACAGAACTAGACCATTACATGGAACTATTAAAAAACTGGAAGAAGGAGTAAGATGAAAAAGAATATAAAAATCTGGGGTATAATTGAAGGACCAATCTCTGTTAAGGATTTACCAGATAATGATTACCCTGAAGGAGCTGAGTGGTTTCATGAATGCAAAGTAGAAGTTGATGGTAAGATAGTTGTTCACCCCTATTGGTTCTACAGTCTAAATGAAGCTAATGAAATGAAAAAGTATTTCAATACTCATATTGAACCGCTTGAAATAAAAATAAACTATGGAGAACTTTACGATGCCTAATACAGCAATAGTATTTACTTGTGCCCATGTAGATCCTGAAATTTCTAATGAAAGATTTGATCTACTTGGTAAACTTATCTATGATCTAAGACCTGATTATGTAGTTGATCTTGGTGATGGTGCAGATATGAAATCTTTAAATAGCTATGACACTCGATACCCACAAGCTATTGTATCACAAAACTATGAGAATGATATTAATCATTACAATGATGCACAGGATAGATTGAGAATGAAATTTAAACAAATGAAACGTAAGAGACCTAAATACTATGGGCTTGAGGGTAATCATGAGAATAGAATTAAGAGAGCTATCTCTCTCGACCCAAGACTTGAAGGTACAAAGTATGGTATAAGCTTTAAACATTTACAAACAGACTACTACTTTGATGAGTACTATGAGTATGAAAACTCTGCTCCAAGTATCTTTAATAAAGATGGTATATCTTATGCTCATTACATTTCAAGTGGTAACTTTGGTACTGCTATGTCTGGTATGCACCATGCATATACTATGTTAAATAAAAGACATCACTCTACTACTGTTGGTCACAGTCATAAAAGATCTATCTTCTTTAAAGATGACTCTTATCCTAACCCTACTATAGGTTTAGTTGCAGGTTGTTTTAAAGGTGCTCAAGAATCCTGGGCAGGGCAGGCTAACATGGACTGGTGGAAAGGTGTAGTAATAAAAAGAAATATAGACAGAGGTTACTATGACCCAGAATTTGTAAGTCTTGAGAGACTTAAATCTTATTACGGATAGGCTTGACAAATGAATAATAAAAAGTATAACTGGTGGTTTCAAAATGGACTATGAAATAATTATAAAGGTATCAGTAGATCCTGATGCAAACTTCCTTGAGGTAGGTGGAGTTAATAACTCAAATGTTATTAAGCAAGTAGTGAGTGACTGTCTATATGATATAGATGATTTAGAAATTAAAGAATGTGAGGTAATAAAAAATGTTCAAACAAGTCAGAGATAATAGTTTTAGTAACTATCAAAAGCAATCAAGTCAGACTGCAATATATGATAATGTAGATCTTGTTATTTATCCAGCACTAGGTTTAGTCAGTGAAGCAGGAGAAGTAGCAGACAAAGTAAAGAAAGTCTTGAGAGATAATGGTGGTCACTTTTCACCTGAGACTAAGCAAGCAATAGCAGATGAGTTAGGTGATGTGCTATGGTACATTGCTGCTATGTGTAATGATTTAAATATAAACATGGAAGATGTAGCACAGAACAATCTTAATAAATTAAACAGCCGTATGGCACGTAATGTAATAAAGGGAAGTGGAGATTACAGATGAGTGATGATGAAATCTTATTAGAGGAAGAGGATTAAATGGAAAATTTTAATTATGATGATTGTGTTAGAAAGTATAGTTCTACTTTTGTTAGGATAATTTTAAGCGAAACTAAAGTTGAAACAGTTAAAAATTTTGTAAAAAAAGTTATACAAGAAAAAATAAATGAAAGTCATCACGTTGTTGACTCTGGCATGGAGGAGAAAAGATGGACCACTGGTTTTTTAGGAGAGTCTGCAGTAGAACAATTTTTTGATACTGAGTTCATTGATTTTTCAGTGGGATCTTCTACCAATTATCATGTCCCAGACTTAAAAAAAATTGGGTACGACTGTGGAGTAAAAACTGTTGAAAAAGATAAATTTCCAGTCATCTTTCGTAAGTCATACAAACCTGAAATTATTGTTGTCAAACAATCTGATAAAGTATTCTATATTTGTGGACTAGCAACTACTGATGTGCTTAATGAGTATCAATCGTTAGATTTAATTCTTAGTCCAAGTTTGCGAAGAAGAGGAACAAAAACTGGATTCTATGGATTTCACAAATTGGTAAGGCCCGATAGTATTAAAAAATATTTAGAACTTAAGAAAGGAATTAATTAATGAGTAATATGTTACCAACAGACTACCAATCATTTATACACACATCAAGATATGCGAGGTGGGTAGAAGAAGAAAACCGTAGGGAAAGCTGGCCGGAAACAGTGAGTAGATATATTACTAATGTAGTAAAGCCACTATCTTCTGGTTCAAAAATTACTAAACAATTAGAAGAAGCTATACTTAATCTTGATGTTATGCCTAGCATGAGATCTCTTATGACTGCTGGTGCAGCTGCAAACAGAGACAATACTTGTATGTATAACTGTAGTTATCTACCAGTAGATGATGTTAAATCTTTTGATGAAGCTATGTTTATACTACTTTGTGGTACAGGTGTAGGCTTCAGTGTTGAGCGTCAATACATAAATAAACTACCTGAAGTACCAGAGTTATTTGATAGTGATACAACTATCGTCGTTAGAGATAGCAAGGAAGGGTGGTCTAAAGCCCTCAGACAGGTCATAGCCTTGCTGTATGCAGGTGAGATACCCAAGTGGGACACAACTCTCGTTAGGCCTGCTGGTGCTCGTCTTAAGACGTTTGGTGGCAGAGCATCTGGACCTGCTCCGTTGATTGATCTATTTAATTTTACTGTTAGTATCTTTACAAATGCCCAGAGAAGAAAGCTTAACTCTATTGAGTGCCATGATCTTATGTGTAAGATAGGAGAAGTAGTAGTGGTAGGTGGTGTGCGTAGGTCAGCAATGATCTCATTATCTAATCTTACTGATGATAGAATGAGACACGCAAAAGATGGAAACTTTTGGGAACTAAATGGTCAACGTCAGTTATCTAATAACTCAGTATGCTATACTGAAAAACCTGATGAAGATGCATTGATGAGAGAGTGGGCTGCATTAAAAGCATCAGGTAGTGGAGAACGTGGTATCTTTAATAGACAAGCAAGTAAAGCTCAAGCTGCTAAGAATGGTAGGAGAGATGTTGAACATGACTTTGGTACTAATCCTTGTAGTGAAATAATACTAAGGCCATATCAATTCTGTAATCTTACTGAGGTAGTTATACGAGCAACAGATAACCTTGATTCTCTAGCAAATAAAGTTAAGCTTGCTACTATACTAGGTACTATTCAATCTACCTATACTAAGTTTCCATACTTACGTAAGATATGGCAAAACAATACAGAAGAAGAGAGGTTACTTGGTGTTAGTCTTACAGGTATTATGGACAATCCTCTTATGACTTCAGAAAACAAAGGCTTAAGTAAAACATTAGAACATCTAAAGAGTATTGCTATTAAAACAAATGCTGAATGGGCAAAGCGTTTAGACATACCTATCTCTACTGCTATTACTTGTGTTAAACCCAGTGGTACAGTGAGTCAACTTGTAGATAGTGCAT